TTGAAAGGCTAAATCTTGAACATGGCTGTATGCCTTAGCGCTCGTATCGCCATAGGCTTTGGTAACAGCGCCACCAAGTAGAATGGCATCGGTGACGGTGGCTAAACCGGCGGCGGCTGCTTTAGTGGAGATTTCTAGGAGTAATGCAGTATCGGCGGTGTCGCCAAACGTGCTGATAATCTGGTAAGCACCGTCTACCATTTCATCGGTGCTTTTGCCAAACTCAATCGCCATGTCCTGCACGTTGGCCTTGAGTTCAAGCACACGGCTTTCAGCAATGCCAAGCGATGCGATGTTGGCAAGACCGGCGTTTAGGTCCGTGCCGGCTTTGAATGCCGCCGCACCTAACGCAACCAGTGGTGCAGTCAGGCCAACCGATAGACCAGTGCCGATGCCTTTGACCTTATCGCCAAAGTCATCAAGTGAACCGCCAATGTCTTTAAATGTCTTACTGGCTCGGTCTTCGCCATTTACGATAATTCGTAATCGATAATCAGCCATTTCAATCTGCTTAAAAAAACCAATAAAAAAACGGCGGCAACCACCTTGTTAGGTGATAGCCGCCGTGTCGTTAGAGAGGGCGAGGTATTAAGTTATGCGTTAAGTATACTATAAATCAGATGAATTGTCTATAGTGCGTCTGTACCTTCTTCTGCCTTTTCGGTGGCGTCTGTCTGCTTTTCCATAGCCACACAATGCCGCAAAGCTCTAATGATTTGCGCATTTAATGATCTATCTTTTTGGTTCGCTATTTCCGCAATCGCATCATGCAAATCATCCGGCAATCTTAATGTAATCTTAACCATACTTTATCTCTCTTTCTTAGTGGTGGCATTTTGCCACTATTGATAAAGTATGATACAATATCCCTTGTGAGAACGCAAAACGTTCTTGTTATGGTGCGGCTCGGCATGGTATTGGCTAGGTTTGGCGGGGTAGGGTACGGCGGGGTCCGGTTCGGTGAAAATAACAATAGGAAAGAGGGAGAATCGGCTATTTAGCTGGCTCTCCCTCTTTCTTCTTTTCGTCTTTGAGCGCCGGTTTCCACTGGTGGCTCGCCTGCTATCTCACGCAATATTTGAACCAACCCAAGATAATGACGCGCAAGGCGTGATGCGCGTTCAGGCGTAAGCAATAAGATTTCTGCCTCTATCGCAATACGGGTGTCAGAACCAAACAACAAGTTTTCATTCATCATTTACGCCTCAATCCGTTAAGCTGTCGCCTTTCTTCTTGCGGCGCTTACTCTTGTTAAACTCGGACAACTCATCATGGTAGGCTTTGTAGCGGTCCCACCATTCTTGTGTGGCGTCTTCCTCGATCACCCACGGTGGAATATGCCAATGCTCTTCCGCCGCTATCAATACCGGCAACCATTCGGGAACCTGGTCTGTCTTACTGCGCAACCAGTCCCGAATTAGCCGCCTTTCGTAGGTTTTACCGCACTGGTATTAAAGAGCGCTTGATAATCTTCCTCGCTCAATTCCATGATGGCCTCACGAAGGTCTGCGCCTTCCGGTCCTGTTACCGTGCAGTGCTTTAGAACAAAGTCAACCATGTCATCAACGGCGGTTTCGTCGTTCTCCTTGATGCGCCGCTGAATTGCCATTGATTCTTTTTGGCGCTTAAGGTAACCAGGTTTCGCCTTATCAACCGCGATTAATGTAATTTCTTGCGTCATGCGTTACTGTCTTTCTGCCTGTTTAGGCCAACGTTGCAATGCTGTTCGTGCTCGTCACTTTCAACCAGTTGGCAAAGGTGGCGTGATAGGTGCGCTCTAATGTCAAGTCCACTGTGACCACGCCGTCATCGTCGCCAAAGATTTCGATTTCATCGACAACCGTGCCGGCGAATTCAATCTTGAGGATTTGCGTGCCACTCGTAGCCGTCAATACCACCTGCTTTTGTGTCAATGTTCCGGCCAAAATGGCGCTTACATCCGTCTTGGTCGTAGCGTTGAATTCCAAGCCAAGCTTGAGTGAACCCTGCCACGGCTTTTCCACATAGCTGCCAGCGGTCAACGCACCAAAACAAGTGCGACTGGCGCGGTCAGGTGTAACGGTTAACTCAGCAAAGCGCACATAACACAGCGCCAATGCCGTGGTTCCCATCGTGCCGCCCCATGCGTCCCATTTGATAGCGCCCAGGTGATTCGCCATGATTGGTGTAACCACTGGTGGCGTTAGCACCTCAAGCGCATCTTCCGCCACACTCACGCCCATCAAATCGCCTGACATTTCGGTGCGTTTCATGGGTTCAAAGCGCAGGGTAAAACTTGACAACAGCGCACCGGCCATCTGATAACCGCCCACCGTCGAATCGCTCTTAGTCAGCGACAGAATGCGCGGCGTCGGTGCAGTCGTGATTGGTGCGGCGTAGGCACGCACGTATGGACCCGCACCCGATGGTGTGGCTTGCCCAAATAGGTTGTCAAGCCAGTAGGCAATGTGTTCGTAGCTTGCCCAACCTTTCATCGAACCGGTTGCGGCTACACTGTTAACAATGCCGGTGTCGCCACCAGCCAGCGCCGTGGTCATGTCGCCAATCACTTCAACATCGTTGGCGCTTTTGATACTCAATTCTTCCAAGCCACGCAGCGCAATCGTCGGCGTTACACCGGTAACAAAAACGCTTTGCGTGCCAGCCTGGACGCGAATCTCTGATTGCATTACAGTCATGCGGATTTATCCTTTGTCGGCGTTTGCGCCGGCGTCACGTCCTCTTTCTTCTCTGCTTTGCCGGTGTCTTCGTAAAGCCCGCTTCTAATCAAGTCTTTGCGCAGAGCAGCGCCAAGCGCTTTCACTTCATCGTCGTCAAGGTCGCGCGCAGGCACACCAGGAAAGTAAGTCAGAAGTTGACCTTGTGGTTCTTCCTCGGTGCGCTTGCCACGTCCTAAAAATTTGTACATAGTTACTCCGTTTTCTCAAGTAGAATTGAGATTAGTTCACGCCGGTAAGACACGCCGCCAACCTGGACCACCGCAAGCGCCGTCTGTTCGGCATACTCTGGCGTACCATCCCATGCGTCATTCGTGCCAGTCATTACCACATCGGCAAACGCCGCTTCGATGTCGTCAATCTTGTCTTCGGCGTCTGCTTCGGTCCAACCGCTATCAGGATCGGCATAGAGTACGAACAGGTAACAATCCAGGCGATACGTGTTGTGCCAGCATGTGCCAAAACTTTGCTGCACCCGCATGATGCCGCCAGATGTGACGACAATCACCGATGCAGCGCCGGCGAAGTCGCCAACCTGATAGTCATAGACGGCTTCAACGATATTGGTGTCAACAAGCGCCGTGTCTAGTAGCGCCGCAAATGCCTTGCGTGCGCCCTCGCGTGATGTGGATGCCATTAGCCTATCGCCTGCTTGATTTCGCTAATGCCCTGATTCATAACGCTCGGACCTTTCTCGGTAATCGTGCGCTGGTAGAAGGCGTGCCGTCCGCCGCGGTTGCTTTCGTAAAGCCCGTACTCGCTTGGCGGTGTCTTGCTTCTTGGATTGCGTGCACTCGGATTGATGTAAATCTCACCGGTTGCATTGCCGATAAATCGCATATAGTGCGAAGCTGCCAACGTGCCGGTGTCTTTGTCGGTGACGTTGCGCGCATAGGCATGTAGTTCAACCGTGGCGTCACGAACAACTTTGCCAAGCTTTCCTTTGGGTTCGGTGGCTTTCACCGCCCGAACCATAGCCGCTTGCGCCGCTTCCATGCCGGCTACTTCTGCGCTGATTGCTGCCATTAGCGTTTTAAGTCCTCAAGCACAAGCCGGTAGAACACATCACCGCCATCCGCAAACGACACAAGCAGTTCGTGCGGCGTTTCCAGTTCTAGCCGGTTAGATAGCTCAGCACTAATAGGGTCTAGCGGCGTACACTTCACACCGCTTAGATTTGCCACCGGCGCACCACGTTTGCCGCTTACTAATGCGGGATTGCGCTTGGTGCTGGCTGTCACCGTCGCCATACGTCGAAACGTGCGGCTATAGCGCCACGACCATTCAGCACAGGACCGGATTGGGTATTCGTTCGCGCCGACTACCAGCACGTCACCCTCTTTAATATCGAGCGACATGGCGTGTGCCTGCTCTCGCTAATCCGAAGAAAGCCGTGCGGACTGTTGGCGCTGAAAACCCTTCAAACGTGGCTAGCCATTTATTAGCCAGGTCTAGGAAGAACTTGGCACGGTCAGCGCCTAACCATTCGGTGCGCTCGCCAACCGTGATGCGTTCCGGTTCCGCTTTAATCCACTGCGCCACGTAGGTATAAGCACGGTAGTACACCCACGCCGCCGCCGCTTCATTCTGGCTGGCTGTGGCAATGTCGGTGTCCGCTTCCACTTTCGTGATAGCCTGCGCCAGCCAGCCGGTCAGCGCTACATCAATCGTCATATCAGCATCGGGGAATAGGGTTGATTCTAATTCCCCCACTGGCTGCTTTAGGTCGTAAATCTCAAGTGTGACGGCCATCATGCCTCCCTTCGACTTCGCTCAGGGCAAGCCTTAGCGCTTGGTCGTCTTCGACCCTTCTTGCCGGATAGCGGCGCTAATGGTTGGCACACTGGTATCAACCATGTACTCAAGCGTCTTTGATTCGACAGTCGGCGGCGCTTCTTGCTTAACCGGCGCTTTCACTGCTTCCGGTTCCACTTCGACCAATGCGCCGGCTTTGATGGCCGCACGAACGGCGGAGGTGTTGGCGACTTCCACGACTGAGCCGTCACCAGAAATGAAAACTTCGCCGGTCGGGTGCGCTGCGTCTTTGTCCCACAGCGCCACCTGCCCATCCGTGTTAGTGGCCTTGACTTTGATAATGTCAATCATGGTCAGGCTCCTTTCTGCTTAGGCGCTTAAGGTCAGTGTCTTTGCTGCGTTCCCGTCTATCGACGCGTAGCCTTCGACTTCGGTAAATGTCAAAATCTGGGTCTGATTTGTGATGTAGCGATCCATCTCGGAGATTTCGCTACCAATCTCGACAACACGTTCCAGTGCAAAGCGCTTGTCGAAGCCGACAATCACATTGGCCGGTGCTTCGCTGGTCCAACCGTAGCGCACATTATCGGCAAACTGATTGATGGGTTGCACGCCTAAACCAAGATTTCCCAGGTTGGCGGCAACCAACGGAACGTTAGCCGAGCCGGTATTGAGCAAGGCAACCTTCAAGGCAATGTCTTCGTTCATCAGAGCAGTGGTCAACACGTAAGGCTGTTGAAATTTCATCTTAAAGGATAACCAGGCTTTGACAGTCAGGTTGTTGGCGGTTGTGCCGCTGTCTAGCGTCGTCAGGTTGTAGTTGGTGGCGGCGGTATTAGCATTACCGTCACCAGCGACGATGATGGCCAGCGCTGCGGCAACCTTGTCAATCTCAGTTTGCAAAGCCATCAGGCGGATGTACCATGCCATCTTATCAACCCGCATCCGGCGTAAATCCTCGTAGCTGGCTTGGATGCCACGACCGTACTTGTGCAGCTTGGTTGTATGTTCGCTGCCAACCAATGTGGCAATCGGAATGTCCGCCGACTCACCAACACGGTACTTGCGCAACTGTTCTGCGTTGTAGGTCAGGAAATAGCTACGATAACTATCTGAGTTGATGGAGGTCGTCATACCGACCAACTCTGACAACGGGATAGCCGGCGCAATCTGTTGATTGATGCGCGGCGTCATGGCGTCGGCGTAGGGACGCTCAAACGAACCAACCACACCGTCATCACTGAGCAATACCGCACGATTCTGAGAAGACATTGCGTGCGAAACACCGCGCCACGTCCGGCAAACAAACTCAGACAACAGCGCCTTCGTACCAGCGTTGCGACTGAACTCGCCGGCGTTGCTTGCCCAATAACCGGCGGTTGCATCGCTCTTAGTACGAATGTTGGCTTCGAGCAACATCCGCTCGAAGGCGTCAAGCGTGTCGCCCTTTTGCGTTGGTGAAATTTCCTCAAGCGCACGGGTCAGGGTTGGCAGTTCTTCGATGCCTGCGTCTTTCATGCGTTGCGCTGCACTGGCATACACGTCAAGCGGTTTCTTGGAGAATTGCTCCCACAACTCGCGCGTGCCAACTTCCTTAATCTTGATGTTTTCCATCTAACGATTCCTTTGTGTGGACTCACCACACGCTTATTTACAGGTGAACCACAACCGCCGTAGTTGTGCCAGCGTCGATGATGCGGCCACGACACAAGCCAAGTTCAGCCGCGGTAGCGGTATTAACTTCGCGAACATAGCCTTCCGCACTCACCAGCAAGTCACCAACGATTTTCTTGCCAACCGAAAGCGTTGCAGACGTGCCGCCAGGCAAGGTCATGAATCCGCCATACTGCACAACACACTTGCCGTCGCTCTCGACCTTGATGAGCTTGCCTTCAATGGCCTCGCCGTCTCCGGCCAACGTTACTGTTTCGGCTGTTTCCAAGCTGACTGCAAGGCCAACCGATGCACTACCATTCACTTGGGCTGCACTATAGACAATCGTGTCATCGTGCAAATAGGTAGCAGCTTGATAGCCGATACCTTCAAAACTAACCGCATTACGTGGGTCTGCCATTTCCTAAATCCTTTGGCGTGTTACGCCTAATTATTCGCTCGTGCGAGTTCAACACAGTTGGAGCCAACGCCCAACAGGGTAATGCTGTCCGAATTGCCCATCGTAAATGTAGAGGCAATCTTGGACGTTGTGCTGTCCGTGATAATGATGTTCTGTGATCCCACATTGTGGATGTGGAAAATCTTGCCGGCCGCACAAACAGGCAAGAAGCCAGCCGCCGCCGAGCTAGAGATTGGCACATTCGACGTTACTGGTGTAAGTGTCTGTGTAGCGCTCAGTGACCACCGAACCGGCGGCGTTACAATTAAGTCACCTGTTACGGTTAGGTCATCACCGACCGTTGTGTCGTCTGTGGTGGTCAGGTCAGCCGTTACCGCCTGGTCTGTCACCGTCAAATCGTCGCCGCTTGTGATGTCACCAATCGTGACAATGGCATCGAATACGCTGTTGTCAGCAGATACCGGCGCAATGACCACAAGCGCAAGCAGTAAGGCGAAGACGCCAAAGGTAATAGATCGCTGTCTCATGTTGGCTCCTTACGCCTTGTATGCGTTGCTTGGAATGCGCTGCGTCGGTTGCTTGGTTTCGGCTTCCGGCGCTTTGTCGCCTTTGTCCTCAGACTGCCGGCCAGCGGTGAAGCGGCTGTCGCCAATCGCCTGCCAATCGCTTGACAGTTGTTTGATGACGGCCAACGAAGCACGCTTTAGCACGTCGGTGTAGGTTTCCTTAGCGAACTTGTCACCAAAGGCGCGCACACCTTCGACGAGCGCTGCGTCAATCAGGTCAGTGCGATACGCACGCCCATCGTTGGCAAGCGGTGTCAATTCGGCAATCTCTGTCTGTGCAGTCGCAAGCGCCACTTGTGCGCCTCGGTTGCTTTCCAGTTCTGTCTTCAACTGGACTACTGCGCCAGCCAAGTCGGTATTAGCGTCAATGGCCAGCACTTCCCGCACTTGATTTACAATTTGTTCAAATTCCAATTTCTTACCCTCCAAAGTTACGCCGGTAAAAGTTCGCTTTGCTTCCGGCAATTTCATTCGATAACGAGTCTCAAACATGCGCACGGCGTCCGGTTTCATCCGTCCTTCCGCCGCCTCTCGTTCTGCTTTTAGAATCTCGGCGCGTGGTGTTGCGCCGTCATACACGCTCGACACTTCCGACAGATGCGCGTCATTAACGGCAAACGTCGCCTGCACCACGCGCATTACATTGTCTTGCCCTTTAACTTCGTACTTCATGCCAGGGACGTGTGGACAATCCCAATCCCACATATCCCGCCCGCAAACGTCGCACGTCATCTCGGTCGATGT